TTTTGGAAGGTGTGCCGTTCTGGACTCTTAGATATTTTGCTCATGATATAAAAATGGTACGAGTGACCGGAATCGAACCGGTACGCATTACGCGGCAGATTTTAAGTCTGCTGGGTCTACCTATTCCCCCACACTCGCATTGTTAGCCGCCGCGACCAGTGACCTTTTTAACAGGTTTGCCCACTGGTTGTGGTGCTGTTTTCTTAACTGACTTGGAACCTTTGGCAGGTTTTGCATCAGGATGTTGTGCGGCATGCTTTTTCTCCAGTGCCGCTTTTACTGCTGTGATATATGAAGCCATGGTGTTCTCCTAGTGTATATTATTTAAGAGGGATTGGTCCAGCCACTAGGAATCGAACCTAGATTGATAGCTTAGAAGGCTACTGTATTATCCATTATACTATGGCCAGATAACGTATGCATTGTATTATACAACAAAATGCATTAGGCGTCAATAACGTCTGGTGCAGTCCTTGCCCAATTTCCAGTTATAGTATCCTTGAACACAAATCCGTAATTATTGTGCTCACTGTCCGATAGACTCTGAAAGTGGTGACTTACTAATTTTATGTCAAAATCGGCTCTCCAGTTTCCGTCAGCATCAATATCAAAACTATATACTGCATCAAAACTACTCTTGTTATCAACCAGTGCTCTCCATTGTCCAAACTCAGCGCGATCTCTTTCTTGATCGTATGTTACTGAAATTTTGTAAGGTCCCATGGCCAACCAAAAAATTCTAAATAGCGGCCACATCTCGTTGATAATACCATCTGCAAGTGGATTGATGTTGAGTTTAACTATGTTATAATCAAATGCCAATTCATATGGAGGATAGTTTACCCAGTTAGCAGGATCGTATTCTAAGGTGTAATGCGATTCCATAGTTGGCCAGGCCAACTGGTGTCCGTGATATTTTGTATGATGCCGCCGGAAATGATTCATCATGATGTTGGCTGATTTGAATCGTATAATACGATTCACAATGGTGTTTTTCCAATCCTTGCTACGCCAGTTGCCGCCGTAGTTCTCTTTGCTTATTCCAAACTTATCTCGTTCAAGATGAATCGGAGTATCTATACTAATATTGCAAGTGCCAAATCCAAAATAACCAGCACCGCCATCGCGTATGCGCCAGAGCATGGTCAGTGTTTGTGCAACATCTGTTAACTCTTCGCCAGGGAATCCCATGAACCATGTGGTAAAGGATTCTAGCATGCCTAGTTTGGCAAGATCCCGGAAGTTGCGTTCAACGTCGGCAGTGAGTACATTCTTCTTCATGAGATCAAGAACTTTTTGACTGCCAGACTCAACCCCAAATGCCAGTTGTGTGCATCCACTATCTCGCAAGACTTTAAGAAACTCATAGTCCATACGACCATCATTACGACAATACCCGTTCCATTTTACTTTTATATCACGCTCGATTAATCCTTGCGCAAATGCTCGTAGTTCTTTTAAGTTGCCGTTGACCAAGCTGTCAATAAACATCACATGAGTAATTCCAAAAGTTTTGTAATAGTATTCTACTTCGTCTAATACATTGTTACTTTGGCGTCCGCGATATTTCCAAAAAGTTGTTTCACTGCAAAATTGGCATTTGGCAATACAGCCGCGGCTAAATTCTGTGTTGACTGCATTAAACAAGTAATGATTTTTAACAAGATCAGTATAGTCTGGACGCGGCATATCGTCAAGGTTAATACGCTCTGCTTTGTCTTGTATAAGTAGTTTGGATAAAGTATTACCAGTACCGCTTTCGTAGGCTTCGAGTATCTTTAAGAACATCAGCTCGCCTTCGCCTTGTACAACATGATCCGCAATAGTTGTATCATCTACTTTGCCCTGTATTGCACTTGGCCCGCCAAATATAATTTTAGCGTCAGGAAGTCGAAGTTTTAGTTGTTTAACCAACCAATTGGTACATCGATTGTTACAATAATAAATGGTGAAGCCAATGATGGTTGGTGCGAATGCCACAATCTCTTCAATTTTTTCTTGGAGAATAAATTCAATTTGTGGATGAATTTCTGTTTCATAGGCATCACTGGCCCACTTCCAGTCTGATTGATTGCTCCAGTACTTTTGAGGACCACGATTATAGCATTCAATGTTTATATCCCATACTCCACAAGCAAATCCACTTTCTCTTGCTAGTGCTGTTAATCGAGCAAGTCCATACGGTGCCGAAAGTGGTGCCCATTCTGGAGCCAATATCATGGCCACACGTTGTGTTCGTGTGACGTTATGCATGATTGGAACAACTGTAAGATTCTTCTGTGGCCTTTTGCGCACACTAGGATCAGCCATCATCAGTTCCATCATTTTCACATGCTTGTCGTCACCGTTGGAAAAGTCGAGCGGAGCAGAATCAACTTTTTGAATTGGAATTATGGTTGATGTCATCAAGTATTTAGTGAGCAGTATTTTCACTAAATCTAATTGGTGCGCCCACCTGGACTTGAACCAGGGACCAAAGGTTTATGAGACCTCTGCTCTGACCAACTGAGCTATAGGCGCAAAACTATATTATATAGGAGCAGTTACTTATTGTCAATGCCTAATGTTGCCGGAGCATGATCTATTTTGTCTTGGAATTCGTCCCGGTAGAAACAAGCATCCTCATCGTCGATTGTGACTGTGAGATCACTGTGGCGTAAATCATAGTCTACAAAGTTGTGTTCAGCATCGTACACTCGAAACACCACAGTACCATCAATTAAGTTTAACAGGTGTCCACGAACACCATTGGCTGATTTAATAGTCATTTGAATGGGAGATTGTATGTTTTTAAAATGGCTTCACCATAGGTGCCGCCGCCTTGCTTGTACACATGATTGACTTGTTTGGCACAATCACGAATCAACAATTCTGCAAACTTTTCTTGATCAAAGTTTTCGTAACTGGCACCCCATCCGTATTCTTCAATAGTGGTCGCTTGGCCAATTAGTTCTTTAATTCGTGAATGCATTGTATACTCCTATAGCCAACGATGGGCTGTGTACTTATTCAAGTATTGTACACTAGATTTTCCTTTACTAGCAAAGTATTTGGCACAAAAGTCGCTGTAGGCACTGCTCCATTTTTTCTGAATTGGTGTTGGGGCATGGCAAGCAAGATAATGTAGTCGCTTGAATGTTCTTCCAATGGTCTGGTGATTGCTTTTCCAGCCAGCTGGATACCACTGAACACGAGATCGAAAACTAAAACTCTCACTGCGACCAATCTTTAATCGCATGCGCATGATAAACCTTTTGCTGGTGCTACTGGGTCTAAACATGGTTATGCTATTATCCATTTATTGGATTCTTTGAGTTCAATGCTCTCTGAGCCATCGTACTCGTTAATTTTAAACAGTGAGCCTTCGGGAACCCAGGCAATGGCCAAGTCCTTCATGCCACCCAGAAAGATATTTGGGTACTTGAGTGTGACATAGGTGTGCAACTCTGCCAATTGTTCATTTTCTACAAACTTTACAATAGCAGGATCAAATATGATTTCCGGCACTCCTTGATTCCAAGTGCTCCAGCCTGCACCGAACCCCGGCGAGTATAGCACTGCCACTTTACCGTTGTCGACCAACTTATTCATATTCTTTGTCATAGTCAGCGTCCGTTTCAATATCCACATGTCCAAATCTGAGTAGGCCTAGGCTTACCTTTCTAACTTCAAATGGTTGTGCAAATTCTACAATGGCCCCCATACTCTCAAGGTCATTGTAAGTGGTGTCGCGAATGTCGTTGATCTGGATACAGCCGATACTGCCCGAGTCCACCATGTGTTCGGTACCAATGTTGCTGTTGTATGTGCCGTCACCCCAGGCTGTGCCAAAGCTGGCAAAACGACGACCGTCCTTTAGTGTAAACTCACCTTCGATACCACGACCACTTTGATAGGTAGGGAAGAACAAGGAACATGCCTCGTCCCATTCATCGTGCATGACATAGCACAGGTCACCAATATAATATCGTCCTGCGGGCATGGTCATTTTTACCACTCCTTCTTGTCGCCATTGGCTTCGTTGTCGCGATAGCCTGCGGTGTAGGCCACAATCTCTTGGGCAGTCATCTGCGCCATGTCAATTCTGGGACTACGGTGAGTGTCTCTCACGAAGTAATGCGGCATATAGTCACGACCGTAGTAGCTGTCTGCCATGCCACGATCGTAAGGACCGCCATGGCGTTGATCGTAATATCCGGATTGTGTGTGTTCTGCAATCATCTTTGTCTCCTTGTTTCTTACATACTTGTATTATACAAAATTAATGAATTTTGGTCAATCTAAAGGAATGATCCTGGGGTTGTTGGCCAGTACCTTTTTGGCACTTGCAAGGAATTTGGTATCACGGTTGAAATCCTTAAGACGGCTTTCAGGATAAAACTTAACAGTGAGTTGATCAATATTATGGTGTGCTTTCTTAATTTGATCTGCTACCTTGTAGTAAGGCAGTGTCTCTAGCTGTTTGATAAGGGACTGTTCTTTGGCAACAGCCTTTTCAAATCTAGTTTTGTCTTTGTGATAAGTTGCAATGTAGTCTGTTCTGAGTTTGACATTGGTGTGGCACATGGCCATACCCCATTGTAGATGATGCTGGGCTTCTGCCAGGTTTTTGTACTGCCGGGGCGTCTTACGCTCAGTCCAACCCATATCATTGACCTGCAGATATGTACCATTGTCTAGTAGAATAGTGTGTTTCATTGTTGCTCCTTAAGCCGCTTTGCGGAAATATTGATAGGGCAAGCCCAGGCTCCACGCAAGGAAGTCATTGTCACCTTGTGTGCCTTCGGCTTCGTGCATCCAACGCATGGCCATGTCGTAGTCTTTGGCACCGATAGAGATCATCTCTGCAACACGACGCTCAAACTTCTCAATGGCAATGGCTTCTTCAATGCCTTGTCGAATCTCGTTGGCTTTCATGATCTCGCCCAGTTCTGCAAACTCACGCTCAAAGTCTGCAAGTGTCCAAGCAGAAGTGTCAATATGGCGTGGACGGAAATTGTGAGTGTCCTTGTACATATCCCAAAAAGTAGCCTGGGCTTGTTCCAAATCGCTCAGCTCGTCCCAAGATTTAAATTCTGTAGTCATTTGTGGCTCCTTATTTCTTACTATGTTCATATTATAGCAAATTGGTAATTATTGGTCAACCAAATTCAAATTGCTTGGGAGTACCAGCCTTCACGCTCAATCTTGCGATTGGCACGGAGAATAGTATTACGGGCTTTGTCAACACCGGGGGTCGAGCGTGAAGCATATATGCTACCGTTGGCTTGAAGAAACGCAACCGCATTGTGCTTGGCCTGATATGTTTTCAGTGCCACTGCAGGGATCAACATTGTACGACCGTTTACAGGGGTAAAAGTAACTTTCATTTCGGGCTCCTTATTTCTTACTATGTTCATATTATAGCAAATCGGCAATTATTGGTCAACCTCTTGCAATACGATAAGTTATACCCTGATCTGTTACTACTTTAGTAATACCACCCTCGACCGTGTAATCTTGCTCTAATAGAGCTAGAGTTTTGCGATCTTTAATGCGAGCTTGGTCTAGCTTGATTGTAATGAACTTTTTACGATAAGTGATGTAAGACTGTTTGAACGCATACACCAGTTCGAGTCCTAGCTTCATGCGCTCTGCTCGCACCTTTTGAATCTCTGTGTAGAGTGTGCTTGCGGCATAGCTTTTTATAGCGGCATCTCTTGCCGCAACCCAGGCAAATGGTGCTGATTTTGTGTCTAATTCTGTTGCTTGCATTGTGGCTCCTTATTTCTTACTATGTTCATATTATAGCAAATCGGCAATTATTGGTCAACCGATTAAAACGCAAACTCACGAACCCAATCAAACTGAGTGCTAGCAGGCACCCAGCGAAATTGGCTCTTTTTGCGTTCTGCTTGTTCAAAGTCAAAGCATACCATGACCCAGCCACGCTCGGATGAGAATGCAACTGTGTCAGCAACCCGAACAACCTCAACCACTCTGTCATTCATCTTTGCGACCACTGTCATACAACACCTCTTACATCTGTATTCAAATTAGGCTTCATGCTACGGATCAAGCCACGCTCAAGGTTATGAGCTTCTGTCTTGCCACGCACTACATCCAACACACGAACAGTGAAACTGTCAGTACCACGCTCACGCATGGTCTCGTAAAGCATCCATGACTTGTCTTCTGAACGCATACGATAGACATGCTTGTTGCAACGAACCAACACACTCTTTTTAACGGTGCTCATTGTCTTGGCTGTGACACCAATATAGAAGTCCGAACCGCTTTCAATCATGTAAATGATGTGAGTGCGATCGGTGCGTTTTTTGCGTGTTTGCTTTTTAAGTTCCATACAAGTATTATAGCAAAACGGGAAATTTTGGTCAACCAAAATTGCTGTGGTAAAAAAGCCACAAAAACACAGTAATACTTGAGTATTACTTTGGGGATTATCGATAATATTATTGGGGATTATATGGATATTATCGATAATCCCCAATAATAATGTTGTTTTTAGAACACAGTTCCTTTAAACTGCTCGTAATCGTAAAATGCTACTAAAGTATTATCTCGAAAATACACTGTGATACCGCCCAAATCCTCGCGAGCATCCCATGCTGTCTGTTCCAAAATGACATTAGTAGCACGAACTTCTAGCTCGTCCATTAAGTCCTCGCCTGTGTCCCGGTAGCTTTGCAGGGCTTCTGCCTCATAATCTAAAGTGTATACTTCAGTATTATTAATTTGTGCGCTTTGTACATCTGTAAGCATAGTGGCTCCTTGTGTTGTCAAGCCCTAATTATAGCAGTTTGGGAATATTCAGTCAACAAAAACCCTACTCTGAATCAGGTCAATATCAGTAGAAACCATTAGTAAGTTTTCACTACTGTATAAATATCTCAGTATAAACACTAAGGAAACCAAAATGAAACTATTAGAATGGATCACAAGTCTATTTGACCAACGCCTATACCAAACTGGCGTCGAAAGATATGTAGCAAGCAAACACCCAACCAATGTGGCAGAGGTTGAGTATTGGATTCGCAGATATGACCAACGCAAGGAGTGGACACTATGAAAAAGTTATTTGATTCAATAAACGACCTGCTGATAGCTTGGAGTAAATATCGCCAACAAATGGCGTTACAGAACCGCAACGAAATGTATTGAAATAATACCCTGCGCTTTTTCTTGCTGGGGTCCACGGCTAAAATAAGTAGATGCATGTCCCAAGACCTTTACCATGCAATTTACAACAGTGAAGTATTTGAAAAAAGCCAATGCATTTGGCACGAAAATACTTTGATGAGTTTCTTTCAAAGCCAATTGATCAAATTAGGCTACGAACCAGTTCGAGAAGGAAACAAAACCTGGCGACGCGGCGACAAGACTGTGGTGATATGTTTGGTTGATGACTACATCTCAACAACGGACAATTATGAAACAGAAGTGGCCTATAAATTTGATCGCAACACAACAGTGATCACCGACAACTATGTCACTAGCCCTACCTTGTACAAGGTGTTTCAATTACCGTCTAGCTTTTTTGGCATTTACAATTACCAGCCAGCACTGACTGATTTTAAACCCACTCGTAGATTTAATTTTTCAGTCAACAGAATTGACTCACGACGCATGCTGATGCTGTTGGAAATAGTCAAACGATTAAGTGACTATCCCAACGCTGATACCTTGGACTTTGTGAACTTTAACTGCTGGTCCTGGGACGGTGACAATTCTACAGAACAAGGTCTGCGCAAAAACTTTGCTGATGCATTTGAACAACTGGAACCTCAGTACAAAGAAATGTATGCTGATGCCTATGCTGAAATAGCAGAGTCAATGCCGTTTAGAAATCATGACATGAGCATGGAACAGGCACATTTGTCGGCGTTTGTAAATGTGGTCATGGAAACCTATGCGTCAGACACAACTGTGGCCTTGAGTGAAAAAACATTTAGAGCACTGGTAACGCCTGCTCCATGTATCTTGTATTCTGGCAAGCATACTGTATCGTACTTGGCAAGTTTGGGATTTGACACGCTAAACGACATTATTAATCACAGGTACGATGTTCTTGTTGATAATAAAACTGCTTCGTTTGGGGACAAGTTTGTGGAGTATTTGTTTACGGGTGCAGACGCCTATAACACACTCAGTAGCATGGATCCAACTCAGCTCAAGCATCGTTGTCAGTTGGCCAGCAAACAAAATCAAGCAGTGCTTGAACAAATGAGTCAGCGTTGGCCTACAGATTTTGCTGCCTGGTTACCAGCGGTGATTGACCACATCAAATAAACTGCGCCCAGTCAATGCATTGATCAAACCAATCAGGGGCAAACATAATGTCAGGGTGTTGTTTTACATAATTCACAAACTGTGTAACACATTGATCAGTGTTTAAGGTCACAGTCTTAGTCAACGGACTATCGTACTCGTACCAATACAGTCCATATGGTGCATCAGGGTCTGTTAGTCTGAAAATAAACTTTTGTTCAGGCACGCCTTTACATATTTTGGCCAATTGATCAAAAGATTCAATTGTTTGCAGGTCTGGATATAGATGTTTACGATCACTGGTGGTGCTGACAAATGCCGGAATAGCTGTGATCTCAGGCATGCGTTCAATTGCACGGAGACGAGTTTCTCCATTGCCTGTGATAAAAGTTTCATTGCCCTCATCCAGGATCAAGCAAGGTTTTACAATCCCCTGACGCCGGATATCGTGTAACATGATGTTGATTCTAACAAAATTGGCCATGTCATTATGGTTTTCAGGATTTTCTGCAAATAGATTAATGCCATCATAGAACATCCATTCGTTGCCCCAACGACACAGTTCTTCTAACGATCTACTGGTTCTGAGCAAGCTAACAGGAAATTTAGGATTGTAAAGTAAACAGTGTTTCCCGTCATGCAAGCTGTCACGGATCGGGTCTTGTGTAGACGGCCATTGTAGTTCGATTAAGGGGTTATTCCAATACATATGTTAAATACTTAGTAAATACAATATGAACTATCAATATTTTATTGAGGATACCCTCCTTCGATTGGCCTTTAATGTTGTGGCAGTAAACAACTGTTTCAAATCATCTTATTCAGCGACCACTGGGTGGGATCTAGATCTACCTGATGTGGAGTTTAATTCTAGAACATTGGTTTGGTTACATTTTCAAGATTTTGTAACACCCGGAGATACAATAAAAGAACTTGAAAAAGTTGAACAAAAGTATGGTCCGAACTCCAATCAGGTGCTGGTCACTTATTGGTCTCACGGACTACCAAAATACTACAATGGTCCCGTAAACCTTATTGAATACAGTGGTCATAATTATGAAACCTGTATTAGCATTAGTCGTCGAATGTCTGAATGGCAGCCGCATTTCAAGATGAGAACTACTGCATGGCAAAGTTTAAACGGTAGAAAAACACCACATCGTGATCGTGTGGTTGATATTTTAAAAAATTGGCCAGAAGGTATTCTCAGTTATGGCAGCGAAATTCCTTTGCCCGAGTGGGATTACTCCACTTATCGTGGAACTGAAAATGATGAAAACTTTGTGAGACTTGCTCCAATATACATGAACACAAGAGTGAATGTTGTGACTGAAACTCAATATGATCGTGCACCAGGAATTGTGTCTGAAAAAACATTACAGGCCATGATAGCATGCCAGATACCGATTGTGATTGGTCACCAGGGTATTGTTCGAGACTGCGTTGAATTAGGGTTTGATATGTTTGACGACATAGTAGATACCAGCTACGATTCATTGCCAAACGAAACTCGAGTAGAGAAAGCGTTGTTGCTGAACAAGGATGTGATTTTAGGAAGAGCACCTATTCCGTTGAACCTGACACAAAGATTACAACAGCAAAGAAATTATGTGTTAAACACCTACCCTGATCTCATTGACAAAAAGTTCAACGAGCAGGCCATTGCATTGGCAAAAAAATTATTGCCTTGACAACATCTTTAGCCATTTCTCCAGGTCACCATACAGCGCAAACATGGTGGCTTCCTTGCTGCCAAACAGCGTGAGCTGTGGGGCTTTTCCATAACTCACATAGTATGGGCAAGTTAATTTGTGAGTCAGAGTGATCAATTGGCCGGGCCTGGCCGGCAGACTTGGCGGTACATCAAACACATATCGGCTAATATTTAATTGTGTGAATATGTTGAATCCTTCTCGACTCAATCTTAGACCTCCAGTGGGTCTAATGTCCTGCCACCATTCTTTGATTGCTGTATCAAGCCCGATTTGATCTTCATTGGGCAATAGCTTCAATAGCTCTCGAGTATAATCAACTTTGTTCATCGGGGTACACACGATCCCCGGTTTTGAGTAGCACAACACTGAACTTGTCTGTTTTGAATTGTGCGTTGAGTTTACGAGCTAGATTTTTAGCATGTCCGGGATTGCTAAAAGATACTTTTTTATATTTAGGTCCAGGATACTGCGTCAACATGTTGGATGTTTTTAGATTGATAGGATGGTTATCATAAAAGACTGCCCACACCCCTTCCGACGCCAGCACTTGCTCGGTTTTATAAGTTTGTTTGTTTGTGTGCTCGATCAGCACTTGTGGTTTAGGTCTTGACATAGATAAACTCCTAGTTTATTTATATCAAAAACTACGCAGATTTAAAACTGCCACCGGTGATTTCTACTCTGATTGGCTCGTTTTGAGTGTCCGATTGTGTTCGTAAAGTTTCAATCACCAGCAATAGCTTGGTTATATCTGCGTGTAGATCCTTGGCATCTCGCAAGGGAATGACAATATCTTTGCCTCCTCGACTTTCCTGTGCCTTGATTAGATCAATGAATCGATTAATGTGTAAACTCATGGTTTTTTCAAGAATGGTTGTAAATCAGGTGCAGTCCATCCCATCGGTTTGAGTACCTTGCCATCTTCACGCTTGCGCACCTTGCCAGTCTCTCGATCAATTTTGGCAAAGTTAGTACGCATGACTTCTTTCCAGGCACCTTCGCCATCTGCTCCTAGCGAATGAATTGCTCCAATAGTAACAACTAAAATATCAATGAGAGCATCAAGTTCTTCTACACGATCTCCTTGTGCCACTGCGGCGTTGAGCTCTGCAGTTTCTTCAGATATTAAATCTCGGTATAATTTATATTGTTCTTCGTTGCAGATGGTGACACTTTGGTCACATGCTCGCATGAATTTTTCTTGATCACGAAATAGATTTGACATTGGCTTCTTCTTTGGTGTGAAAAGGTCCTTGATATGTATAGCGTTCTAGTACAATCAATTTGGGATTATGTTGTAGTTTCCAGTTGCGGTGTTGTTTGACCCAATACCAGCCGGCTGCAAACCACGACTTGGACTTGTTACCTTTAGTAAACAATGGAAGTCGGTGTTTAAGATCCCACATGCCATTGTATGCTCTACAGCCAGTGACATATCCATGCACCGAATCTGTTGATGGTTTTGACTTTTTTTCTAGTGTTTCAAACTCAATTCCTGTGATTTTTCGAACCATAGGTATGGTTTTAAAACTGTCAACCCTGTCTAGGATCTTTACTGTGTAACCATCAGGGCCTGCTTGAATGTTACCAATCTTGGTATCATTTTGTTTGAGAATCCAATATTGATTAGCTACCACTGGTTTTGCTTGTATCATTTAATACTCCTTGGTAAGTTTGATTGAGCCAACGACTAATCTGATCAGCACTATCGCTGAGTTTGTTTAGTTCATATTTGCCACAGAATTTTAGAAAATGTGCGCCCACTTGTCCTACATCTCTATGGCTGATTTGTTCACAAATGGCAGTGTCTACCATGTCTTTAATATTCTGTGGTTGTGCATTCAGATCAACCAATGCACAGTTTCGTTCATAATCATCTAATACTCTATGTTCGAGACCATTGTGGTCTGACCAACGCTGAAGCATGAGGTTGTTCCATGAGTATCCGCGTTTGTCTCTGTCGGCAAAGGCCTCACGGAGACCAACTTTATTCTTTGTCCCTTTTTCACGAACTCCCGGATAAGCACTAAAGATGTTGTCGGAGGTGTCTCCACGCATACACTTCTCAAATAGTAGCCAGGCCGGATCCGGTGCGGCTTTTGGGAGTTTAGTTTTTTTATCAGTAACCAGTTTATCTTTGGCATCAAAAATACCTTCAAGGGTGATAAGTTCGTCTGTGATTCCGTTGTATTGCTTGACAGTTGGAGAGATCAACTGCACAAAATCTGTGTCGCTTGAAATTACTACATGTTCGTCTTGGGGGTGTGTAGCAATCCAACGAGCAATGACATCGTCTGCTTCTGCTTCGGGGTGTCGGATAACGCTACAATTTGTTTTCGTTGACAAGTATTTAGTCAGTTCATCATAGGTCTCCCAAAACAGCTTGTCGTCCTCAGCCTCTTGTTCAGTCATCTTTCCACGAGCCACAGCACGATTCTTCTTGTAGGGCTCATAGTAGTCCTTGCGCCAGCTACGACCTTCCAGTGCGAAAACCACATGATCTGCTTGAAATTTACGAGCAACTTTGTTCACACTCATCATTGTGACATGCAGTGCAAACCCCAATTTAGTCCAAGTGTCGCTTGCTCTGTGTGCTGAGTGTCTAGCACGAAAGAACATGTTGGCAGTGTCAATAAGCAGGTATTTCATTGGGCTTTAATAGTTGGTTGTGTTTAATGTATTGTAACAGATATTCGCCCCAAAAGCAATGGGCATCTTGCCCAAAATGCCAACTATTTGGATTTACCGTTTTAAAATCTCGGCCTCTTAGTACAGCATCATAGGTCATTTGGGCATCGTAAGGATGCATGTAACTGGTGCCCCAGTCCTTTTGGTCGACTATATCACCAAAATGATTGTTACCATTGAACATCAAATGTCTAACGCCTTGCTCTTTGAGTTCTTGATGAAATGTCCAAATTTCACTATGTGCTTGGTCTCTACACTGATCCCAATCTACATCAACAACAAATTGTTTATAGCGGTGTTGCAAGGCATCTGGAACATCATCGATGCCACTGGCATTGACTTGAAAATCGTGTCCTTCGTGCCACCACTCTTGTCGTTCCCAAGTGGTCCACTGTATGACCATGAATGTGTCTTTGACAGCATCTGCATGATCTTTGATCCACTGGCGAGTGGTGCGCATTATTCTGGCATTGGAACATCCCGCCTGTGCATCTAGATACAGCACAGCAATTAACCAATTGGCTAACTCACACCCAAAGCTGACCTTTTCATTGTCTGGATGAGGCTGTCTGCCCAATCCCCAGAACAACCCATCGTCCATGGCCCATGCATGTGGGTTAACTGCTTCTGCGGCAGCGGCATGACTGTCGCCATTTACATAGAGAATCATTATTACTGTTTTAAAAGTTTTGATGTTTCTGCTTCTGCGACTCGTTTGCGCAAACTGCTAGAACTAAAACTATGGTCACGCCGATTAAATATAACCATTATACCACGACCAGCACCTTCATTACGGCCTGTAAAGTTTTTGTCCTCATACTCTACACCCAAAATACGAACATCCAGTGGCAGGATCAACAACAAGTCAATCAAGTCTTGTTCCGTTTGGTAAACAACTACCTCGTCAACATAGCGGCAAGCACTGAGTTGAATCTGTCGTTCCACAATGCTTTGAATTGGTTTGTTTTTGGTGTCGGGTCTATCAATAGTTGGATCAGTTTGTAATCCACAAATTAGATAATCACAATGATTTTTTGCTTCGCTCAACATGGCAACATGGCCAGCATGCAACATGTCAAAGGTTGAGAATGTGATGCCAATCTTTTTACCTTGTGCTTTTAGTTCTTTGATGTGATTGAATATCATGATACTTCGCTACGGCCTCCGCCAATATCTCTCTGATTAATAAATTGTCCGCTCATGCTTTTTGCAATTGCTTGTTCTTGTTCCCAGGTTTCCATGACCACATGTCGGCACACATTCTGGAACCACCGATCCACAATATCTGCATCGTCGTCATCTTTCTTGATCATGTATCCTGCTTTGACCAGTCTAGAGATAAAGATTTCATTCCAGTCCAGTTCAAAGCTACCTTGATGCAAATTGGCAGGATCAATATCCATTTTAAGAATGGCCACATATGGCTCACCTTTTTCAGTGGCCAATTCTTTTTCTGTTTTCTTAGCAGGCTCTTCTTTGGGTGGCTTAATCTTGACCACTGGAGGAGACTCTAGTGCTTTTGCAGGTTTTTTCTTTTTGAACCATTCAAACATCTGTTCGTCCCCACTTGACTTTTAACCAAATGCGTTCATGTATGTAATAATCCACGCTTAACAACACATGCAATGCTGTAGCAAAGCCTGCTGAATTTCCTAGATTACCTGTAAACATGTAGGTCCAAAAGATTGTAAACAACCATGCGGTCAATCTATAGGTAAGCATTCTAACTACTGTACGTTTTTTTGTTTCGCTCATTTGCCCCATCCATTTCCCCACAAGTCCACATGCAATCGTGGTGTGTAATAGTATCCACGCTTGAGTGCCCAGTCTGCAACATTAACACGATTTTCTGCATAGGGTGCAACCACACCACCTTGTGGCATGACATACACAACACCTTTAAAACCTATTGAACGATATTCTGCTACTGCACGATCAATTTCATCAAAGTGTGCTTCGCTGTCAATCACAAACTTGAGATACACAGTACCTACATCTTGATATTCTGCCACAATCTTGGGTTTAATTGCTTCCTCCCACTTCTCTCCACTGGCACTAAGTTTAGGACTTACACTGAATGTAACTTCTCTGCTGGTAAATGGAGGATTCAGCGCCCATTGATCTAAGAACAATTTAAATTCTGGAGTTAATTTTTGAGTACCGTTTGTCTCAAATGTAATATTCTTGATACGAAGCATGTGATCATGATTAAGCAAATCTGGATATGCTCGCTGCCAGCCCAGCAATGGCTCGCCTCCGGTGATCACAAGATGTGTGTCGTTGCCTGTACGATTGGTCCACTTGCGATCAGGAATCAAGTCTAGCATTTTGTTTACCAGCGCATCAATCTCGTATGTGGGACTGAGTTCTTTGAAGTCCGGATGCCAGCTTGCATAGCTGTCACACCCTGTGTTCACCAGCGGAAGCTCTTCAAATGTTTTGTACAAGTGTACATTCTTGGCAACTTCGTCTGCTTCTACAGACAGCTCACCGGGCTTGCAACCAAACCCTGCGCAGGTAAAGTTACAGCCAAATGTTCTCAAAAACACACTGGGTACGCCAATAAAGCGACCTTCGCCTTGTGCAGAATAAAATAATTCACTTACTTTTAGTTTCATTTTTAAAATATCTTTCAATAACACTACGGGGCCACAAACTCATTCTTCTTGGCAGATGCCCAGGAATCCAATCCTCAATGCTGTCAATTGGAGTTTCAAAGTTGTATGGTGCCTTGGTAAAATCAACTGATCTAAAATCACCAGTTTGAATGTTACGATTGTTGCCACTGTGATGACTGGTGATCATAACATATTTTACACTACTGCGAACTATGTTGTCAAGCACTTTGTCAATATCTTCCAGACTCAAATGGAACAAACAGTCTCGGCAAAACAACATATCAACATCAGGGATAGGGTCAGTGGTCAAATCAAACACTCTAAAATCCACATCAGGATAGTCTTTTTTGTTCTGTTCAATCATGAACTCCACAATGTCTCCACCTTGATATTTGAATCCTACTGGAAACTCAATCAAATTCATCCAACTGTAATCACCACACGGAGCATCAAACATCGATGTTATGTTGTGTCGTTCCAAAAAGCCTGGTAGTTCCTGCCGCAATGGTTCAGTATAGGCAACGGTACTGCCTGACCCACAAGTGACATCTTGCCAGCGCCTGTGAGTTATAATATCTTCGAATATTTCTTTCATTATATTCTGATCAACTGTTTCATGAAATTTAATTTGACATCAATATCTCTGCTGGAATGCACATGTAAAATGGCACAGTTGTTGACATGAATGCCGTTCCATAGATCTTGCCGCCATACCTCGACGCCTGGCAACCATTGTGCTTGATATGCCAATGGTGGCACAAGTGCATGTTCAAGTTTTACTCCCTGACTCCACAGCATCTTGTTCAAGATAATTTGTTCAGTGTTGTAGTCAGTGAAGTCCCAGTTCTTGACCATGTCTATGCCCAACTGCCAAGTTTCTTCTTTCATGGTGGCAGGGAAGTACCTTACACCTGCATTGAAAAAGTGCGGAAAGGATTCGTTGTAGGAATTGGCAGTGTAAAAACTCTTTGGATCAGAGTAATTGAACATCATAAAATCATTGTATTTGCCCCAAATGTCAATGGGTGCAACCGCAACTGTGTCAGGGTCAGTGTACAAAATATTGCAAGGACCGTGTTCCAGCCAGAGTTGACGAATCTTGTGAAAGGTCTCGTGCAGGGCCTGATGAATGGTGTCAAACTGACCAGATACAAATGCAAATTCCCAGTCGCCTTTTAAGTGCTTTTTAAAACTGCCAAGACTGATCTGATGGCATTCTACATATTTTTTATACAGATCTGTTTCGGCACTGCGATCTTTGACACTCCAGTTTGGGTCTTTGATTTCAAACAGACTTTTGACTAAAATATTTTTCATAATTTGGGAGTAATGTATAACCAGGTCATGGTACTGGGACGGCCTTCGTGCACCAATGCCCACTTATCACAATCTGACAGATCTTTCAAGAAATCAAACTGATAAGGATCTTTTGTGGTCTGTGACATCAGCTGAACAGTGTGTGTTTCTTCAAATCTCTGTGTCAAAGTATCTGTGATGCCCGGGATAGCACAATCGTGACACTCTACCAAGATTGAACACTTGGACAAGGACGGTACCTTGACAGGATCCAACAGTGTTAGTTCTGCGCCCTCACAGTCAACAATCAACAATGGTTTCTTGGGCAAGTGGCATTTGTCTTCAATCCATTCGCAAGTGATCTCGTCCCTGGTGGTATTGAGTCCAGTGACATTGTTGGCAAGACTATTTTCATGACAAATTTCAATAGCTGTAGGACTAATATCTACTGCGTCTGCTGTGACATGGGGTAACAATCTGCACAGGCCAACAATATAATATCCTTCAGCACAGCCGATGTTCAGCAGATAATCTGGTTTGGCTTTTACTGCATGATCCACAAATTCATGAAGTTCATTTTCGTATACACCCAACAGCTTGGCTGGGGTATCTCCATCACCCCAACAGGTGCGTGGCACAATGGTCATTCCTGCAAATGGGCCAGTCTGTACTCGACCCCCTGTGTATTGAAATAACAAAGGCATTAGTTCTAATCGTCTGAGATTGGCAATGTCTTGGAGGTGTCGTTGTAAGTTCATCAGGCTACTTTCTGCATGCCATGCGGGTTTTGAAATTGTTTCATTTGATTGTTGACATCATTTTCTTTGAGTTTGACCCAGGGATCCTGTGTACCTCTAAATACATCAGCAAAGAACTTCATGCTCATGCCGCGTTCTTTTTCCAGATACTGTGCCAGTTTTGCACACTCAGTGTGCCGCAACTCAATGTTCTGTGTGCTGTGGAAGTCTCTAGGGTCCGATGGATTTCCTTCAAATATCACACGCTTCTTGAATGTGTCATCTTGATTGTTGCCAGTGAGATCGTATCTATCGTGATCAACCCACACAGGAATACGCTCATAGATATCCAGTAGATACGCTTGTTGGCTAAGCCATGCATCGTTCAATTGATGGTGACTCAAATGACCCAGAGCCTTGAGCCAATCTTGAGGCACAATAGGGAAAATACTGTACGGGTGGTCGTTGTGAGTATGAAATGCCAATAAACGGAACTGGCCGTCCCATTTCATGATTTCAAGATCCCAGTCCTGAGTCTGCATTACTGCATCGTCGTTCCAGAATACCATCCAGCGACCATCGCTGTTGCGAGCCAATTCGTTCACATACTCGTGCAGTCTTCCGTACCCATAAGGTTCAAAACTCAATGCAGTGTATTCGATCTCAGCAGAATCAAACCAAGGTTGAATCTTTTCTTCAAAGTGTTTGAGTCCAACTTGATCATCGTTATCGAACCCAAACAAAAATTGAATCTTTTTAAGGTTGCCTGATAGTCTTGTTAGGCTTTCCAAACTGCGTTCGAGCATGTCTGCCCGCCCACGAGTTGGCAATAGTATTGAAATATCAAATTCAGGGGTTGATTCTATCATGAAAATAAATCCTCATTCCATTCACGATGACCTTCACGGAAAGCCATGTTGGCTTGTGTTTCTCGTACTTCTACACGATAGCACCACAGACGTTTGCTTTCACCTTCGCCCCACATGTCCGGAATGTAAACACCATTCACATACTTGTACAGCATATCACTCAATGCTTCACAACCTAGTGCAGGAAGGATTGTTAGTTTGGCTAACTTGCGGCGTTCCATTTCTTTGTAGAATTCTAGTTCTGGATCATCTGCACTGACTAGGGTAGTGTGATCAAATTGATCTTCTAGGATTTTCTTGAGCTCCTTGAGTCCGCCATAGTCAGCGGCCCAATTGCGAACATCCAGATCATTGGTGCCAAAGTAAAATTTCATTGAGAAACTGTAACCATGATTTAGATTGCAATGGCTATCAGCTCTCCACTGTCTGTATGCGCAGGGAAATGCGTCGTGATATTCTTTTGTTGATGTGTACTTGTAGAGTACGGGTTGTAGTTGTGCCATTATTTTCTCCTATGTTGTATTATAGCATAGGCAGCAGAATTTGTAAAGCGGGATGATGCTCTAAAGACCGCTCAAATACGAATATGAATTATTCATATTCGTACTGAAATTTCAATGTCGTTTTACATATCAAAACTGTATCTATGTAAAATTCTATCTTCCATCATTGCTGGATCTTTAAGCACTCGTTTGTGCAATGTCAACAATTGCTCCATGATCACAATGTCGCCAGGTTCCCACATGTGTGTGTAGATGAAGTCTTCTTTTAAACAATGAGCTTTTAAAATTTCTAATAATTCAGGATCTGACGGAATGGTACAATCATTTAAAAAATGAAAATATAGTCCCTTGTTTCCGTTGTATTCATTTACATTTACCAGTGGTGTGGTATATCCTTTTGTTTCGTGGCCAGTCTTTTCGCCAGTGATAAACTCAAACATCCATGATGGCAGTCCTTCTCCCCATATGGCAGGATTATATTTGAAATGAGCTGTTACTCCTTCACATCTTGCTTTTATAGAGTCGTCTAATGCCGCATAAGCTCTTGTGGTGTCCAAAAACGATGTTCCTGTGTCTTTAACCCCCGACACCGCCTGTAGTGCAACACCTCGTCTTGGGCCTCTTGTGGCATCCCAGGGACCATTTATATTGTTATGCCAATCTAGATCAGGTTGTGGGAAAAATCCTGTGTCTTTGTTATCTATTTTTTTCCCAGTTACTCGTTGTACCCAAAATTTATTATCTGGTCCCGAATAGGTAAATGGGTCAGGAACCACATCATGCCAAATGCCCTTTTCATGATTGGCACCGGGTTGTAAATTACCATCTGAGTCCCACCAACAGCCGTTCCAGTTAGCAATACCTTTGCCCGAGCGTAAACATAACTTGGCGAAAGGAATTACCTCAACTGGTTGGTTTCTAAAAACCACAATCAAGTGGTCGTCGTATATGTCTTTTATTTCTTTGTAGTCTAATTCAGACAATTTAGTAATATCAACATCTAAAATTTCTACCCCAACATTGTCCAAGTGCTTGATTTTCATAATGATTCTCCTAATGTGTTACATTGTAGCATAGGCAGCAGAATTTGTAAAGCGGGATGATGCTCTAAAGACCGCTTGTTTGATCAGATATTTAGTTGTGGGTATTACTGTGTAACTAAATAATTGCATGTCTAAAATACACATGAGAGGTTTAGAATTTTACATTACCAACGTGTGTAATCTAACATGTGAAAATTGTAGAAGTTTTAATAATTATAAATTTTCTGGCCTCTATGAATTTGATCAACCAGCGATACAAGCCTGGGCAGAAAAAATTCATATCACTGATATCTCAATATTAGGTGGTGAACCAACTTTACATCCCAGACTTGAACAATGGGTTGCTGGGTTAAGAGCTGCCTGGCCCTTGTCCAATATTCGATTAACTACCAACGGCACATATCTTAACAAGGTTCGCGGCCTGCATGATATGCTTGCAAAGTATCGCTGTAACATTCAGATATCCTCTCACAGTTACGAATTACGCAATTTGATTGCAGATGAAATGTTTGCGGCCTTTGGCGAATGTGAAATACTTCCAATGAAACCAACTTCATCACAACACTATCAAGGAGTGAATAGTGTCTTTTTTAAAACTGATAAAGGCGTTGTAATAGATTTACAAAATAACAATTTTTTACAAGATATTTGTTTTGTTGACGATCAATTTACTTTAAGAAACAATGACCCTGTTAAAGCACACAACAGTTGTGGTATAGCCAATTGTCATCACATGATAGACAATAAAATTTACAAATGTTCTGTGGTAGGGTTATTGCCAGAATTTTTAAAACAACAAAAAAAAGACACAACAAATTTATTACCGTATCATGGATTGCCAGTTGAAGAAGTCACGCAAGAAACTATCGACCAATTGGTTAATCCAATGCCTCATTGTAGTATATGTCCTGAATCTAATAGATACCAACCTATCAAATCCTTCTTGAAAAAAGATCTAAAATTTAGTAAGGATACTCTTTAGTCACCCAATAAGATACAGGGGTATAAAAATTAAATGTTAATACACCATCACACCCTACCACTGTATTAAACTCTTCCTCTGTCTGCTCACCGAATCCATTGAAGTCGTGAATGTATTTTCCTTTGATCATTGGCAATACATCAATGTTGTTGAAATTTAATTTTTTAATTTCTAACACAGTATCCGAATCATCTAAGGTGTCTATTAATTTTCTTTTGCCATCAATAACTAATCGAAACACATGTTGAGTTACAACAGTTTCACTGTATGCAACATCAACAGTCATTGGAATATCACTAGAACTGCCACTGAAATAACATTGGTCATCTATTAGAATATCAACATTTAGTGGGCGAGCTGATGACATTAAAAATTCAAGTTTAACTGTTTTTGATGATTGTGTCATAGTGTGTCGATATTTGCAAATTGGCTCAATAGTACTTGTTCATAGTATGGTTTTCCATGCGATGACCAAACAAGGGCATCTCTAAATCGTTGACTAAATTGAGTGTTACTATCATAGAACCGGCTGCTGCCAATTTCGATAGTTAATTTAAGCATATTGGTCAAACATTGTTTGGTTTGGGTGTATTGAGTATCGTGCCAAGTCCAATATTTTTGATCCAGTGTGTGTAGTTTAGCAAGATCAAAGTTATCACTCCAACTTCTCTTTAACAGAATCAATTGAGATTCAATGGGTTTTAATTGATACTCGAGATGATAATTTTTTTGAATTGAAATTTGCAGAAGAGCATGATAAAGACCAACTGCACATCCTAAAAAATTAGTTAGGAATCCATACTTTAAAAAACTTAACAAGGAGTTTTGCGAGTCTTGTATGCAAAATGGTCCTTGATGCAATATCCATTCTTTGGGAAAATCCTGGGTGTCTAACATTAAACTCATTGGACTAGCCACCTTTAGCCCGATTGGGTTATATCCATTGTTTTCAATTTTATGATCGACTTCTTTGAGATCAATGAATAATAAACAGCGAGTTGGATTGCTATGATGTCCAACTTTGCAAACAAGATAGTCTGCTTGATGAATGGAAGTAATCCAATGTTTTGTTCCTGAGATACCATGATTATCTATTTTGATAGTATCAATGTCATGATACACACTAAAAGACCCTAGTTGTTCCTGGTACTGATAATTTAGCTTATTAGAAACATTTAACGAGTTTCTTGAACTTTGATGCTGATTAATACAGTGAGCAATTCCTACATCAATTTTGGCAACTTGATAAAGATTTTCAAACCATTGCTGACACTCACTTGGAGTTGCTGTTACAAAATCAAGATCAAAATATGGTTTTAGTTCTACAAGAGTGTCTTTATCAAACCCTGTAGGTCGATAGTCATTGATAGGAAAGATCATTGAGAAATATTTATTGTGTTATACACCAGGAGTGGTATAACTGCCATTGCGATAGTTACCTTGCCCTGGAATGGTATTACGAACTCCGCCAACAGGATCTGCACAATCTCCAACTCGTCGAGGAATAAGATGCACATGTGGATACATCACAGTTTGCCCAGCTGCCTGGCCCATGTTGATGCCAACATTGTAAGCATCACATTCGCCAGCGTTTACCATTCGATTGCCTTCGTGTAGTGCTGAGGTAAATGCTTCTCTTACCAGCCCTGGAGTATCCTGAGTGGGCACAAACAACAAATGTCCTTTGGTAACAGGGTACTTGTCTCTGAACACAACCACATGAAAATCTCTCCATAGCACTTGTTCTTCAGCCCAAGGTGCAATACCTTTTTGTTGTGCTTCGTCTAATGATTCAAAATTCATAATATTTCTTAATTTGGAAAAGGCCACGATTTACTAGGATCTGGGCGTGTCTTTAGTTTTACATTTTCTTCAATCACTGTGCCATCTTCATCACACAGGTCAATTTGATATGGTGCAATGATGTGTACTGCGGCATCTTCTTCCGACCAATCATGTTCACCATCATACAGCCAACCAGCACCACCTTCGTAGTATGCTTCTTTTAGTTCTTGTTGTTCAAGTTCAGTTATATCGTCACTGAATTCCCATTCAACACTACAACTGTCATCAAACTCGCAACCCCAACCACAATCGGTTCTAGCATAGGCCACAGGATCACCAGACCAGGGAAGGTTGCAGTCTAAGTCACCTTCCACAAAGCCTTGTCCCCAGCGATAGGTTTCGTCGATGTTAAACCAACTGACGCTGTCATCAGGGTTTGTACGATACATTTCTACATGGTAGACAATGCTTTTCTTTTCCAGAGGTTTGATAAGATAAACTTGACTCATTTAAATTCCCTTGTAAGCATCAAGAATAAGAACACCACCAATTGTAAATCCTACTATTGCAAGCCCGTAATCGCCGTTAATTAACGAACTTAATCCTGCTAACAAGTTTACACCCCCAATGGTAAGGCTGATTTCTTTTCTATTTCGACCAACCCATATAAAAAATTTATCTAACATCATTCTTCCTTTACAAAATCGTAAGTGCGTTCAAAGATCGGACCATCGCAAATATACA